GGTGCTGGCATTAAATTGCCCTACTTTGTAGCAGTAATCCTTTGCCTGTCTTTTGATAGGTATATTGGATGTCTGTTATGACTTCAGCCAAATCCTCAGCAGATGTTACGTTGCCTTCAACAATAACAGTAATGTTAGTATCGCCACCAGATTCAGCTAATAAAGCATCGGCTAAAATTAACTCTTGGTTAGCGCGTTCAGTTTCAAATACTAACGATTCCATTTCCATTTGCTCAGCAAGTAAAAGATTGGCATCAGCCAAAGCCGCATTAGCAAGGGCATTTTCTTCAACAGCTGCAATAGCTTCAGGATCACCTTTTTTGAATAATGTTACTATGTCATCTGGTAATCCAATGCCACCCGTAGTAGTTTCACCCATTTTTTTACCATTTATGTAAACATTGTTAGCATCTACATCCATACGCTCTAACTTGGTAACTGTCATCGTGGTTTGATCTAGTCGCAAACCCTTTTCAGCAAACAAAGTTTCAATAGGTATTTTTATATTTAATTGCTTTAGCAGTTCTTGTATACGCGAAATTGTGCCAGGCCAATTGGCAAACGGATCACCAACCATTTCATCTAGGCTATCAAGAATTAAAGCCAATTCAGCAGCAGCAGCCTCAGCCTTAATTAACTGGCCTTCTAGGATAATCGCTCGCTTGACATCCTCATTAAGAATGGCCTGCATTAGTTCTAGTCTTAGGCGCTCTACATCGTTAATCTGACCACCAAGCGCGGCAGCAATTTGAATGCGATCTAATTCAAAACGCTTGTTGATTTCATTGATTATGCCTGCTTCAGCAGCTTGTTTTTTCTTTTCAGAAGTTATTTTCTTTTCACCAGCTATGCGTTGTGCAGCACTTTTAGCCTCAGCCTTGGTCAATGCATTCTGTGTTCTTAAACGTGCGCGGTTGCGTTCTTCCTCACGCCTGCGCTCTTGAGCTTGGATTCTTGCCGTAGCTGATGCAAAGCTTTCACCAGGATCACCCATAACAATGCCACCAATGACAAAGCGTGTAAAACCTTCAAACAATGCACCTAAAGCCTTAAAAGGTGCGCTGTCTACAATGTCTTGGAATGTATCCTTAGCATCTTTGCCAAACTCAACAACTGCTGCGCTGAGATTACCTAATGCTTTACCTAGGTTTATGATTCCTTCTTGTAAATCCTCAATAGCAATATCTGCATCTTCTAAGCCTGATACTAAGCCTTCGCCAAATGCTTCTTTCGCTTGCTCAACTGCTGCGCTAAGTCTTGCCATTTTGCCTGCAAAAGTGTCTGTTGCTTTACCTGCTGCGCCATCAAATCTTTCTTGCAGGTCTTTGATGACATCTTCAAACTTACGACCTTTTAGCTCTGTTGTCGTATAGCCAATGCGTAGACGTGCTAGTGCAGTTGTTTCGCCTTTGTAAGCTCGCTGCAAAGCATTGGTAATTGTGTTTAGGTCTTTGCCAGTTCCAAGGCTTACGTCTAAGGCTGTTGATAAAATCTTTTGAGCTGTGGTCGCATCCCCTGTGGCCTGAGATAGGCTAATAAATGCGTTAGTTAACTTATCGCCTGCAACGCCAGTAGCCAGTTCTAACTTGTTGATAAACTCATTGATGAATGGTGAAGCAAAGCCTAAGTTGACCGCATTTAACTGTGTGGCTAGTAATTGCGCTTCTTTTGTGCTATCGCTGAATGCCTGTACAGATGCCTTGCCAAACTGTACAACTTTAGTTACTGAGAAAACGGCAAGGAACTTCTTGCCTAACTTGGTAAAGGCATCATCTGCCTTCTTTGTGCCTTTGTCGTTGTAACTCGTAACTATGGGAAATACAATTGCCACGTTACAACCTCGCTATCTCAGCATTGGCGTTAGCTGCTACTTGTTCTAATACTTTTAATACTGTGGCCTTTGCTTTGCCTTGATCCTCAACTAAGTTTCTTCCCATCAAGCGGCCTGATGTTTTAGCCGTGCGCCCGGTCTGCTCTATATTGCCAATGCCATTATTTAAGTTAGCAATAAAATCTCTACCAGCATCACGGTTGTTTGACTTAGATTGAGAGCTGCCGTATCTGTTTTGTCTGCCAGCAGTTTCTATAATTGCACCAGCAGCAGATTTATTTAATAGACTAACAAGTGATGACCAGCCTGTGCGATTGCTCTTGCTTTTTGCTAATGAATAAGTTAAGCCACGTCTAACTACATTAGGTTCAAAGCTAGGAAAAGCCCTGTTGCGACCTGTTCGGCTCTTGCGCTCATATCCTGGATAACTAAAGCGAGATAGGTTATCAATTGTGCCTGGCACATCGCTACGCGCTGCCTTAGTAATTTCTTTTAAGGGCGCAGCAATTTGGGCGTTATATGCCTTAAGGGTTTCAGGAGCTAGTTTACGCAGTATCTTTCTAGCCTCTACGACCCCTTTTACCTCTGTTGGCATTCTCTCGCTCTCTTGCCTGCTGCTTTAAGACTTCATAAAAAGCCTTAAGCAAATCCGTGTCCATATTAATAAACTCGCTAGGCGCGATTCCAGTATGAATGCTCAACTGAGCAATTCTATACGTAAAGGAATCGCGCGTTAGCCATTTGGGGAATCGTCTGACACCACATCAACCGCAGCTAGGGTTTCTAAGAACGCTGAGCCAAAAGGTTTGACATCAGGCGCATCTGCGCGGCGTAGACATTCCCATGCAAGCCAATAGATATGCTCTTGCTTTTCATCCTCGCGAAAAGCTTTGTGGAAGCCTTTGCGAAACTGCTGCTCAAATGCATATTCAACAGATGGACTTATTGAGTGTGTACTCTTAGTTCCATCAGCCCTTGTTACTATTATTCTTGCCATTTTTGCCCCTTTGTTAAATTAGAACGTGCCTGTGGTTGCTACTGTTACAGATGAGTTTAGCGTAAAGGTAATGTCTTGTACGCCAATATCGCCTGTCGCGCCCGCAATTGGTGTTAAATTGTTTACAAGAATATCAAATGTGTACAACGGGTTGGTTGCAGATACTGCTGGCACTTTAGCCTGCACCATCTTTACAGCCACAGTTGTTCCAAATGCAGCGTTGAGTGTCTGCAATACGTTTGATGTTGCTGTGTCGTTTAGCAAAGAAACAGTTAGAGTTCCTGATTCCAAGCCTTTAACAAACTTGTGTGCAGTATCTCCCATCGCTGTTACTTCTAATTCGTCAGCAGCGTAGTTAAGAGTTACTGAAGTTACGTGGTCGCTAAGATCAATCGCGTTAATCTTTAGACCAACAGTATTGTTCAAAAATACAGCCATGTTAGCTTATTCCTCGTCTTTCTTAGTTGTTGGTTTTGGTGCTTTTTCGCTTAGCTCAACCTGGCCAATTTTGGCAAGGAAAGCCTCGCGTTCTTTGTCTACATCAGCCATGTTTTAGCTCCAATCGGATAGAACGCTGATTGATACTTCACCGGATAGCAGATCGCCTGCTGTTCCGGTTAAGACCGCCGGGGCGCTGAAAGTTCCAATTGAGTATGCAATTGATGATGCTTCCAGCTTGTTTACTATATTCAGGTAATAATCTTCAATGTTGATTAGGTTGCCTTGGTTATCAAACATAGGGGTTAGCACTATGAGCTTGAAATTGACCTTAGGCTTAACTGTCTTGTAATGGTCGTTGCTTGGCTCAATGTATGGGTCATCCGGTTGCACCACAACGCTATTAGCAAGCGGTGTGGCAGGTGGGAAGGAAAACACCTGCCACGCCGTGTCATCAGTTAGCGCAGCCGCGATTGTTCCTCGTAGGGTAGAGATTGCTGACATTATCCTACTTGACCGCCCGGTGCTAAGTGATCCGCAAGTAAACCGCGAACACGTGCCATTAAGGTATTGCCCATGCGATACGGCGAAGGTTGAAAGTCTGGTGAAATGCCGCCAGCGTTAGAAGCTTGGCGAGCCTGCCAAATATCAACAGCGACCATAAGCGATGCTAAATTAACTTCAGGTAATGTAGCATAATTATGATACGTAATTGCCCCTTGAATTGTGCCAAAAGGTTGTAATTCAAACTTAATTTGATCTGCTGCCACTTGCGCGTAAGTAATTGTGTATAGCGTTGTATCAGTTATAGTTTCTGAACCATTAAATGTAGAACCGCAATGAGTAATAGTAACTGTTTGCCCAACACTAAATTGATGCGGCACGTTTGTGTACAGAGTAGCTTCATTGTCAGTTAATTCTGTTGCAATTACTGAAGCATTGTTAAACCACAATTTGCTTTTAACAATGTTTTCAGCAGCTTGGCAGCATTCTTCCACTACTGCTGAACTGTATAAAGCACCAATGCCAAGAGCAGAACGGAGTTCCGCTTCAGTTACGTATGTTGCAGGCATTGTCTTTCCTTTCTAATGTTAGCCCCGGCGCAAGGGCTGTGCGCCGGGGTAACTCTACGACTAGGCTAATTAAGCCTTGTTGAATCTGAATGCACCCTTTGGCTTCTTGGTCGCAAGTGCGCCATAGCCATAAAGTCCAATCTCAACCTTGCCTGAACCAACAGTTTCAGCACGAAGCTGTAAACGTGGTGATTCGTACCAAGTGAATGCATCGCGTGAAACGATCATAAGAGTTGCATCGCCATCGCCAGATTGTGTGTAATCTACGAATAGATCAAGTCCAAGTACGTTTCCACGAATTGCGCCAACTCCAACTGAACCGCCAGCATTTTGTGGCTGGATTGCGTTCAAGATTGGGCGGTTTGAAGAATCAACTAGACCAATGAGATTGCCCCATTGTGTAGGTGATGCAATTAAACCAGTTGCGAAATCAAATGTATCTGCGTAGATAGCTGCTGCTCCACGAGCAACATAACCGCTTAGCTCTGCGCCATCCCATGGAAGGGTGATTGTTGTTCCATCAACTGTTGCAACTGCTGCAATCTCATCAAATGCGTAAGCATTTGTTGCCTTAGCGTATGAATCAGCCATGAGTGCTGTAAGTTCTGCAAAGAAGGCAGGCGAAGTTCTGTCTAGAACCTCTACGGAAAATTTCTGCATTCCGGCAAACTTCTTAACGTTTACATCAAGATATTCAATTTCAACCTGAGTATCTGAGAATGCTGCACCCTCAGCTACCTGTGCAGTTGTTGGAGCAGTTTTGACACGTGGAATCTGGAACTTCATTCCAGCATCAGGAAGAACTCCACCTGAAATCGCTTCAATTGTTGGGCGAACGCCAGTTGACTTTGGATTGATTACCTCAGCTAGTTGACGTGTTGGCACAAGACCAGGCACATCGTTTGTGGTGTCAGTATCGGATGCTGCTGCAATCCATTGACGTGCTTCCTCTGATCCTAGAGCTGCACGTACTGTGTTTTCTACATAAAGAGCAGGGGTTACCTGGATTCTTGGCTTGGTATACATTGGTGCTGTAACAGTTGGGCGCGAAGCTTGAACCGCAGGGGCTTCAACCTCAGGCGCAACGGCTACGGCGTTTGTTGTGTCTTCCACAACAGCCTCGCTTTCGTTTTGGGTTGGTGTTTCTTTTGCAGCTTCATCTTCAGATGCTGCAACGCTCAAAACTTCTGCACTTTTGAATGCAGCAGCTTGAACAAGACTTGTTTCAGCCATTCGGCTAGATAAAACGCGGTAAACATCCTTCTCGCGCTTGCCATCAATAACTTCTACGCCAACGGACAATCCGCTACGTAGTTGCTCTGATGCTTCAATTAGCGCATCGTTTCCGCGTGTTGTATTTGAAATCTTAAAGGTTGCATAAATGCCATCTTCATCTTCACGATAAGAAACCATGCGACCAATCGGCTTCTTTGCATCATGCTCTAGTAATAGTTTTGGCTTTGGGCTCTCTGGAATCTCAATTGATCCTTTTTCAAAGACAACTTTGCCAGCAGATGTTTGTCCAATCTCGCCGCCAAAAGGCACAATCTTACCTGAGATGGTGCGTTCAGATATTGAGCATTCTAAACCGCTAGTAAACGTTAGGTGCATCTTCATTTCCATTCGGTGATAGGTTTTCCATTTCCATAGCTTGTTCTACTGTAATCAAGCCAAGGGTTAGCATTTTTTCAATGACGGCTAATCTTTCCAATGCGTTTACAGCAAGGAAAGCATCTTCAACGTCAAACTTAACAATGTTGCCTCGCGCCGTAATATCATCCATTGATAAGCGATCTTGTATGGCATGGACATACGGCGCAAGAGATAAGGATACGAACTGACGGCGTTCATCTTGCACGTTTGCATAAGTCATTGACGTGTTTTGGTCTGCGCTTATGTAATATGCTGGAACATTCATCATTCTGGCAATTTGTGTAGCTGTGCTTTGTACCGCATCTACAAACATCATGTCGCGCGGTGAGAAAGCAGTTGGTTGATAATCTAAGGTGCTTGTTAAGTATGCTGTTGAACGGCGTTCACGTGCAGACTTCCAAGAAGCAAGGATTGCTTGCACTTCTTCTTGTGATAAATCAGCACCACTATTCTTAATAACGCCAGATGGCATTGGGGTTGCTGATGCAACACGCATAGCGGTTTCTAAATCAATTGCAGAGCGTAAAGTTCTTGCACCACGCTGCAACACACCTTCATCAAGTCCAGTAAATGTAATTAGTGATCCAAGACCACTCATCGGCACATCTGTGCCATCAATTGTATATTGAACTATGTAATTGCTATTGGAATCGGTGCGAAATGAAACGCGACCAGGTGCAACCCATTCAAATCTTGCAGGTCTGCCATCATCAAAATAAGTTTCAGTAACGCGCCAATAAGCAACGCCAAAAAATAATAAACTGTCAACTGTCCAAGCTAATGTTGTGCTAAGTGGCTGATGCACAGATGGTTGCTCTAGCCATAGTGGTTTGCCAAGTTTTTCACCAGTAGATTTTTTGTATAAACACAAAGGAAAACTTGCAATCGTTCCGGCTAAAAGGTTTCTGCATCTAGAAACTGAAGGAACTGTCATCGCTTCATCGCGTGAAACGGAAGTAAGAACTGTTGGCAGATAGTAATTAAAACTATCTGTCATTAGCTGTGGTGCAGCTTGCGCCTCTATCTTTGCAGGGCGAAAGCGATCAAATAGACCCATCGTTTAATGATAGCATACAAAACGGACATAACTAGCATTTCAGGCATAGATTTGTGGCTTGCTTTGTGGCTTTAGCAATTGATGCACCACCATGGCTAATGAGATGGCAGCAGACACATCCCCGGCAGATTTACGGCGCACGATTCTCCATCCGGCATCGCTTTCTTTAGCCGCGCAGTTATTCATGCTATCAACTAGCGATTGTTGCCCTGCATGCACAATTCTACAGTTAACTATGCTGTCATAGAGATCAGAACAAGCCTGATAGAACACAGTTCCCGACATATCCTGAATCTTGTGGCCTGATTGGCTTAATCGCTCAGCTACGCTCATGGTGGCATATTTATCAAAGCAAATCATTCTTGGTTTGTATTGCTTAGCCCATTCATTAACTTCAATAGCCATTTTAAGTTCATCTATTGCTACTTGGCTTTCAAATTGGGCTATAACGCCAACACCAACCTTGCCATCATCCATAATCTGTCCTGCTACTAGGCTTGCCATCTTTTTGTT